TGCTCATGCTGTTCTTTCTGCGTCAGAAGAAAATTTAATTGTTCTTGTTCTTTACTTGAATTATTTTTACCATCAGTAATAGATTTAATCTCTAATTCAAGGTCTCTAATTTGTCTGTTGATGTGATTAATAATTCCATTGTTTTTATCAATAACAGAATACCTATCTCTAATGTCATTAGAAATTTCTTTAAAATTAGTCATCTGATCTTTGACTTCAGAAATTTGCTGGTCAAGAATAGTCCATGCTTTTTCAGTCTCTTCTATGGATTTTTTATTTTTATCTATCTTTTTTTCTTTAAATTGAGCATTTAAATTTTGTTTGCATGTTGGACAAACATTATTATTACTATAGAATAAAAGTTCTTTGTTTAAATTAGTTACTTTTGTTTTAAACTTTACTTTAAATTCTCGTAAACTATCATACTTTTTAGTTAATTGATCACCGTCAAATAAGTCACGTTGTCTATCTATGATGGAGGTTTCTTGCTCCAAGTTCTCTTCTCTAATATTCTCACTCTGTTCAATTAAAGAAGAAATTTTATTACCTTTATTTTTAATAAGGTTATCACTTTGAGTTTCAAGTTGTTTAATTAAATCTTCTTGTGTCTCAATACGATGTTTTACAAGGTCAAGATCTTTTTCAGTAAACCGAATATCATCATTAACCTGTTTAATTCTTTCTTTAAGATTAGTGTTCATTGTAGAGAACACTTGAATGTCTAGAAGATCCTCAATAATATCTCGTCTAGATGAGAGAGGTAACTGCATGAAGGGAACAAACGTAGAAGATCCCAGAACAACAATCTGTGTAAATGATTTATAGTTTAATTTGAGAATTGTTTGTTCTAAGAACTTCTGTGTGTCTGCTGCTGCAGCATCTTGATTTAACATCTCTCCATCAACATAAACCTCAAACTTATTAGGTTTCATGCTACGAAGAACTTTATAATGTTTTTTACCAACAGAAAACTCAACCTCAACGCAACAGTCTTTACCGTTAATACTGTTAATTAGTTGAGACTTATTAATTTTTCTAAATGGTTTATTGAACAAAGCAAAGGTAATAGCATCCAATACAGTACTTTTACCCGAACCATTTTTACCAATGATTACATTATTGGTGTATGTGTTCAGACTAATTTCTGTGAACGTATTGCCACTAGATAAAAAGTTTTTATAACGAATGGTTTCAAATGTAATCATAGATCATGTGACGGGGGGATTATAAGTTCATTGGGTTGAATTACTGTGTAATTGTGCCCTGTGCTTTCACACATTTCAATCATTGTTTCGGCATCAACTTTAACCGTAGACATCGGAGGAAAATCATCTGCCTCCAGAAGTCCGACAAATCTTTCAGCATCCTCTAGTTCAGAAAATATTAAAAGAGTTCTTTCCTTTTTATGTTGGATTGCATACGCTCCCTCTGCTTCTTTGCCATCTAAGCAAAGTATATACATTATACCACCTCCAACGCCTCCACATAAAGAGATTTCATAATCTCTTTAAGTTTGTAACTATCTAAATTAGTGTTAAGTTCGTCAACATATTTTTCTAAAATAGTAAGAGTGTCTTCATGTTCCAATTCCATGTCAACATCATCTTCTGCTTCCGTTGAAAAATCTTCAATAATTTTTAGATCTAAAGTTACATCTTGTAAAGAATTAATAAGATAATCAAACCCAGTATAATCAGTTTTATTTTCTACTACTAATTTAACAACAGTATCCTTATAATCTTCTACATTTAATTCATAATAATTATTTTTAGTATCATCATAAAATATTTTTTGAAACATTTCGTAATGATTCTTAATCCATTGAAGTTTTAGAGTTTCGGTATCAAAGATATGAAATCCACGTTGATCAGCATAATCATTCCAATACATTTGATATGGATTTCCTAGGTATAGGAAGTTTCCTTGTTTACTCTTAGTATGATAATGACCAGACATCACTAATTCAAACTTAGAAAACTCTGATGTTTCTCTACCATGATTTGCAGTATATGTAGGATTGGTTTTAAATCCTGCCATCTCCAAATGTCCTAATACAACCTCGGAGTCAGTTTTTTGTAATAAGTTTACTGTTTGTTTTTCATTTTGCTCGCAAATCCAAGGAAGATAAATTAATTTACGACCACCAACAGTAACCTCTGATGGTTGAGTATACAAATTAAGGTTATCATACTCTTGAAGTAAACACTCTAAAGAATTAATTTCTAAAGTATTTTTATAAAACGCATCATGATTACCGACCATCACATCAATGGTGACACCCATATCCTGTAAGGGAGTAAAAATATTTTTTCTTGCCCAATCAAGACTCCAAAAATCAATGTTACGACGAACATCAAACACGTCACCCAAATGAATGACATGCTTAATTTTTTTCTTCTTTAATGTTGGGAAGAAAATATCATTATAGAATTTTAGAAAAAAATCATGATAGTCTTGATTGCCTTTCTTAAACCCAAAATGAGTATCAGTAATCAGGGCGACTTTCATTTTCTAGTTTTTTGCTCAATGTTTTGTTTGATACCATTATATTGAGATGAAGAGAAGTTCAATTCGTTCTTGTCAGCATAGAGGACTTCATCATATCCAGAACGCTCAAGAATTTTGCTCTTAATTTCTAGTTGCTTTTTTTCTTTTTGGATTCTTCTTAAAAACGCATAGTAAATGATCTGAGTAAAATATGCAAAAGGGTTACCACGATCAGGATCAAAGTTATCAATGTACTGAACACAGTTCTCAATACCATCACTAATCATGTCCTCACGGAAAGGATAGTTGATAAAATTAGGACGGTATGATAGATGCTGAGCAATCTTCAAGAAGCATTCACCGATATAATTAGGTATCATAGGGCGAGTTTCCTCTTTTGTCAAGGCATACTTAACAGTAATTTTATATTCCGAGAGTGCCGCTAGGAACTCTTTGTTATCTACATAATGTTCTGGTTTCTTTTTGGTTCTCATTTTGATTCATCTTCCTAAGATTATTGTACTTATATTATAGCATATACTTATCTTTGTGCAAGTTTACACCAAAAATTTCCAGAAAGAGTAGTTCCTATATTACCAGGAAGAACCTGATGCGGTAACCATGACGGAAATACCATCAAAGTTCCTGGTTTTAATGTTGGTGTAAAGGTGGTTCTAAAATCTTTAGAGTTAGTTGTTGGCAATTGATTGTGCATGGTTGCCATAGATGGATGTATAAATTGAGTTCTAGATTTTTCAACTGTTTCATAAACAATAAAACTCCAATGAGTATGTGAGTGAGTGTGATATCCCTGGAAATCACTTTTCTTAGCATACTTATTTCTCCATATCATTTCATAAACAATTGATTCAACAGGATCTTTCAATTGCTTCATACAATTCATAATAACATCTGTTAAATATTGAACCGAATAATCTTTTAATTTGAAATTAGATGTGAGTGTAGTTGGTATCTCACTTTCAAAACTGGGTCTGTACGTTTCATTCTCACCAACAATCTTTTTACAATCAATTTCTTCAATAAAAATGATCGTTTCAAATATAGTTTTCTTCATAGCTTGACAAGATCATGTTTTATGTGTACAATAACTCTGTAAGGGTTCAAAGGGCAAGTAAGCTTTAATAACTATCATATAAATTTTCAAAGAATATTCTTGCCTGATCAACTGACGCTCGGTATCCTTTGTATTTGTTTTTGTTCTGACCTAAAAATTTTTTTTGAATAGTTTGATTAATTTGGTCAACTGCTTTTTTATAGTGTGCTAGTCCTGGTTCTTGAAGTTCATTGATAGTTATTATCTTAGAATCAGATATAAAGAAAATGTTGTCCGTAGTTGATTTAATCCATTTAGATAATCTCAATCCACTTACTTTAACATCATTACCTAACAGTTCATGTAAATCACTCATGTCCTCTAGTATTAATGGGTTCTGTATAATCAGACCTTCTTCATGGACTTCAACTTGTCCAACAATTTCTTCCCCAGTCATTAGTTTAATTGTGGCGAAGAATTTATCGTTCATTTTTTAATATTTACTGGAATAATTTCATAATTAAATTGCTCTTCATTGTAAATTTTAATTCTTTGTTTAAGATGATTGAGAGTATAGTTGATATAACTTCCTCTAGAAAAATCATCAGCAATGTCATATAGCACTGCTTGAGATTTATTATCTCCTTTCCTAAGAACTCTACCGATGGATTGTAGATTTCTAATTCTTGATTTACTTGGAGAAGCAAAAATAATATTGTGGAGATTTTTAATGTTGATACCTGTGGAAAAGGTTCCGTAGGAAGCAATGATAACGCAGTTATCATTCAACTCTGCTAGTCTTCTTATTTCTTCTCGTTCAGATGCTGCCACGCCACCGTGGACAAAGAATACTTTTTTAGTATCTCCTATGCTACTATTTATGAGATCAAAAAGTGGTTCACCATGCTTCTCCACATAGTTGAATAGAACCAAACTGTTTCCTTCCAGATCACGAATAAGATTTTTAATGAACACGTTACGTTTTTCGTGTGTTACAATATATTCCATTTCATCTTGATATGTCGCAAACTTACACGATTCGTGTTTGAGAGCAAGGATTTTAATTTTAAGTTGCGAGAGTTGATCTCGCTTCATAAGATCA